CTTCAAGGGCGCAGAGCCACCAGAAGGTTATGCAAGAATCGATGACCAACTAATTAAGTTGCTTCCGTAGGAGAACATCATGGCCGACTCCCTTGTAAACATGTCGTCGCAGTTCGGCGGGCTTCCTATGGACCAGCTGATTGGTGGTCCTCTTAAGGCTGCCTGTAGCGCTCAGACTCTTCTTGCTAAGGCGTCTAGCGACTTCATCAAGGACGTTGGCCTAAACGATTCTGGCGGCGGCAACATGGCTGCCCGCACTGTGGACTTCAGCTTCAACCGTCCAAGCCAAGATGCTGATGGCACAACCAAGATGGAGAAGGTGGACCTCCAGGTTCCCCTGCTTGCAATCATCAACACCCCAGCTCTTTCAGTGAAGGAGGCTGAGGTTCGGTTCACGATGGAAGTGAAGTCATCCACGTCCAGCAAGCAGACTTCCGACGCCAAGGCTGACCTTACAGCGCACGCCAAGTACAACGCTGGACTCTTCTCCTGCGATGTCACTATTCACGGCTCTGTGGCCACTCACAGCGAGAATAGCCGCAAGAGCGACAACAGCGCGAAGTACGACGTAAAGGTCGTTGCTCGCGACGACGGCCCGCCTGAAGGACTGATGAAGGTTCTCGACATGCTCAACGATGCAATCGCCCCGACGCCTAGTGCGGGCAGCCCTTCTGGAGGAAAGAAGTAGGGCCACACCACCCCAAAGAGAGACAACATGATTTTACTACTACTGATATCCCTAGCTACAGCTGGGGATCATGACGGCAAGATTTACACCTACAAGATTCAAGAAGAACTTGTAGATGACATGGAGTACTGGGTCCAAGCCTCCAACGGAGTCTTCTACTGCAAGGCTACTGTTCCATGTATTGGCCTCGATGTAGGTACAGAAATCCAAACCTACAGACCAACGTGGCTTGGGCCACTGCGTATCTACTACTTTGATGTCGAGGTACTCAGGTACTGCGAGCTCAAGAGTTGTGAGAAAACCACACCACTGGCCTACCAAGACCTATAGGAGAAGCAACATGGGAATCCGAGGAAACTCTCTAAGGGGAGTCGTACTGTCTTACATCATGTCAGAGCCTGGCAGAGAGACAATCAACACTATTGCCAAAGACCTCAACACGGACGGTAAGGACCGTGGCAAGCGCTACCGTGCAATCTTCAATGCAGTGGAGAACCTCGAGCAACGAGGATTCATCAGAGTCGGCGTTGGGCCCAATAGGTCCAACAGTGAACTGTGGCCAGACGAAATGATCTTTCAGGAATCAGGTGTCTTTAAACGCCATTCGGAGAGTGACCTTGGAGGTCGGGCTATTCAGCGTAACTTGCCCACCGCCGAGTCCCTTCTCCGTTGAGCACCAGACACGCATTCCGGCAAGGATGGGGAACCCCGCACCAAAGATGTAATGCGTGGTGTTGTTGGCAGGAAGGTATAGAAGGGTGTCATTTTGCGTTGAAGTTGCACCACCAGATGCTGCCCAGTTGATGCGTACCCAAACGGCTTTCTCGTTTGGGTTTACGCCTTCAACCATGTAGAGCGTGGTGTTCGCATCGTTGAAGGTCTCAAGGGTGGTGTTCGCCTCTGTATCAACGACAACAGTTGTATAAAGAGGACTGGATACGGTACTTGTGCTTACACCCATTATGCCCTCCTACGAGCAAACAGCAATGACAACGACGGTTCCACCAGGAGCATCGGTATCGGATGTGTTTGGACCATCGTTGGCCCAAAAAGTCAGCTGACTGAACGGAAGGCCACCTGGGATATCCAGCTTCCTACTCGTGCTTGCAGCAATTCTGAACATAAGATCAGGCTCACTGGTTCCTGCTGTGTACTCTCCAGTGGAAAGAAAGAACTTGATGTACACAGTTGAGGAGTGCTGGTTGTCCAAATCAAGAGAGTAAAGCGTGCCAGAAGTACCAAGTACATCTACGTCTGCAGTTTGGGTAACAGTGCCTTGCTCAACGGTTTTGTAAGTGAGCGAAGTCGAACTATACCCTGAAACCTTCAAAGCCATGTCGAGTCTCCCATTAAATGGAGTGATGCATCCTTGGTATCATATCAAAATAAGGCTAACTGTGCCCGCAAAAGCCTGAGCACAAGATGTGGTGTCTTCATCTTCTTGACAGCACCAGTGCTGTGTCCTACGGTGAGAACACCAAAAGGGAGACACTATGAGTAAAGAGACTGCGCCGCTTGTTATCGATACCACTAAGGCTTTGAAAGCTTTGGTAGATGAGATCGGTGGAAGCTATCGCGAGTGTGCCAGAATCATGGGATGTGGTCACACTCACCTCTGGGGAGTGCTCAACGGTAAACGTCCTCCCACGACATTGGACACCTTGGTTCGGTACGCAGCACGAGCTCAAGCTGAAGCAGGCATCTCGATGTCAGTGCTGGTTACGCATGACCAACAGGTGAGGTACCAAATCAAAGCAGCCTAAAGTCGCCACGACACCACGGAGAAGCAACAGTGTGGATACATCAAGTAGAGTCGATTGCAGTTTCAGAGATAGCGAAGAAGTTAGGACTTACTCAAGGTCGGAGCGGTTCTTTTGGGCCGTGTTTCCAGTGCGGTGCTGAGCAGCGCGGAAGCACCGATAAGCGTGGACCGATTGGCCTAAGGCGAGATGATCTTGGCTGGAAGTGTCACAAGTGTGGACACGGTGGCTCAGGTATAGATCTGGTCTCGTATGCGTATAGTTGTCGCAGCTTCAAGGAAGCGAACGATCACGCTCGAGATCAAGTGCGAGAATGGTTTGAAGAAATGAAAAGCCTTGAGCCTATGAAGCCAAAGAACGACAAGCATCCAGCCAAGAAGAAGAGCCAACGACCTCCCATCAAAGAGGTCCATGCGCTCTGGAAGAAGTCATTCAGGCTTCATGAGGTCCCAAAGGATGACGCTGTACTTGAGTTTCTAAAGAGCAGGAACCTAAATCTTGAGGCCCTAGCCCGAACTGGTGTGGCTCGCGTTACTCCAAGTAGACGTGACTACGATTGGCCCCGGTGGTGGCCGGGAGGGAGAAGCATGACATGGCGTCTGATTGTGCCTGCCTTCGATGCCAATGGGACATTTTGTAGCCTTCATGCTCGCGCTGTAGTGCAGACAAACGGAGCACCTAAAACTCTCTGGCCAAGCGGCTTCCAGGCTGGCGGCCTGTTTATGCCCAACCGCCATGCAGTGAAGATGATGAAGGGCGAAGCAGAAGAACTCGATGGAGTTCTTTTTGTGGAAGGCATCACTGATTTCTTGAAGGTTGTTGCAGAAGCAGAGAAGGACTCGATGCGTTTGGCCGTTCTCGGCGGGACTTCTGGCTCTTTCAGCAGCGTGGGGAAACTCAACATCCCTGATGATATCGACATTTACGTTGGCACGGATCCCGACCAAAAGGGAGATGAGTACGCAAATACGATTCAGATGCAGCTGAACTCACGGAACTGCTACCGTCTTCCACTCAATGGAGGCGACGGTGCCAGACCTTGATCAAGTACTCTCGGGTGAGCCGGATGCCCCTACACTTTCTGAACTACTGAAAGCGGCGAAGGAATCACACGAGAAAGGAAAGCAGAATGGACCAGAAGGCGGTGTACTCTCTCGATTGGAGATCACCACAACGAGAGACGGCTGTGACAAGATCGTCTCGTCGGTTCCAAATCTCATCACAATCTTCAAGTACGACCGTCGTTGGAAGACACGCATCTGGCTGAACACTTTTAGAAACGTCATCACGTTTGATGATGGAGACTTTAAGGACACTGATTCCACAAGAATCAAGCAGTGGATGCACCGTCACTACAACGTACACTTCAGTACTGACTGCATCATCGAGTCAGTTGGCTTGGTAGCAGAGGACAATGGACGAAACCCGTTGACGGAGTGGCTTACGGAGATTTCTTGGGATGGTACGCCCAGAGTCGACGAGTGGCTAATCCGTGCTGTAGGGGCCGAAGACACGAAGCTGAATAGGGAAATGGGTCGTCGGTGGCTCATCCAATGCATTGCGCGCGCACTAAGACCAGGCATTAAGGCCGACTGCGTACTCATCTTAGTTGGACCACAGGGAGCAAGGAAAAGCACGACGTTCAGGCTGCTTGCGTCAGACGAGTACTTCTGCGATACGCCAATGGACATTGGTTCATCAAATGCCTACATGCAGATTCACAAGGCATGGATCTACGAAGTAGCGGAACTTGACTCGATTAGACGCGCTCACAACTCTGCGACCAAAGCATTCTTGTCAGCTCAGGACGACACCTTCAGGCTTCCATATGCTCGCATGACAACTACACTGAAGCGCCACACGGTGTTTTGCGGAACCACCAACAAGGGTGAATTCATCACCGATATGACAGGGTCTCGACGCTACTGGCCTGTTCAAGTCGGAGAGATTGATACCGAATGGACGGTGAACAACCGGGCGCAGGTTTGGGCAGAAGCAGTTGTTGCATTCAAGAACGGCGAGAAATGGTATCTTGAAAACGAGGCAGAGCAGGCTCTTGAAAAACAGTCATCCGATTTCCGTCAGTACGACCCCTGGCATGAAGTCATCGAGAAATGGCTCATCGGTTTTGGCATGAATGTTTCAACCAGTGAAATCATGTCGAAAGGGCTTAGCCTTGAGAAATACCAGATGACTCGCACCAATGAAATGCGGGTGGCAGATATCATGCGTCAGCTGGGGTACGACAAGGTTCGTCGAAGAGTTGCGGGCCAAAGAGTTTACTTGTGGGAGAAGTGCAGGGAAGACAACATCATTCCCATAGTGAAACCAGAACTTGTTGAACATGCTGAAAATGGAGAGACCTGATGCCGACTGAAGTGCTTACGTGTGACTCAAGAGATGTGATGGAAACCATCGACATGTACCTCACAGAGGACGATAAGGATTCGATCTTTGGGAAGTTAAAGGCAACGCGCATTCGATCAGTTCATGGCGGTGACCGATTCCTCACGCATTCCATTGCCAACAAGGTCAAGACGTTCGTTGAAGATGGTCACTACGTTTCATTCATTGCATACGGCATTGACTACATGCTGTTCGAAAAGCCAGGCTCATTCAGCACTCAAACGTTCACATGCCACGAAGAACTGACCAACGTGGTTCATGAGATTTGCTACCAGTTCTACCAGGATGGCGGTGAAGTCGACGATGAGACGCTTGATAGAATCTATGCTTGGCTGATGATCAGCCCGTATGCTGCGATGTCAATGACGGAAGATGTCCGCCATGAACTTCACAAGGCCGTGGATTTCTTCTGGGTATGCACCGCCACCGGCAACAGAGCTCTGGCTACTCAGTGCTATGATCGTGGGAAGGACATGACCAATCGCTCAATACAGCACTGGATGGACAACGTGCCCATCATGATAAAAGGTTGTGGGTACACCAACATCATTGAACCACAGGAACTCTGATGTCGGATTTGAAGGAGATCCAAAGGATTTGGACCATGCCAGATGGTTGGAGTGTTCGTGTTGGAGGCAAGCACATGGAAGTGCTGGACTTGGACGGCGAGGTCGTTGCTCAAACAATGACGCAGATCTCCGTCATTGAGACCATTCAAAAGCACTTGGAGACGCAGGACTCCATTGGTGCTGCTCAAATGTTGATGACGAGCCTTAAGAACCCAATCGAAGGCTGACTACTTCTTAGCAGTCTTCTTCTTGGCGGGTGCCTTCTTAGCAGGCGCCTTCTTGGCGGGTGCCTTCTTGGCCGGCTCTGCTGGCTTTGGTGCCGCAAGTTCGGCTTCCAGCTGATCGATGTACCTGAAAAGTACGGGAACTACGTCAGTCAGTTGATAGCCATGACGGCAGTTCTTGACACTAGTGACGATTCGCATTGCATCGACTTTATCTTTGAGACTCATTGTCCACTCCAAATCTAAGAACGCAGACTGGAATTCAAACCAGGCCACTCTCTTACAGAGACTACACCACCGGTTGCTTTTTCGATACCAATCGCCAGTGGCAACGATGGTGTCTTTCGCCCATTCTCGAGGTCACGAAGGTATCCAATGCTTAAACTTAAATCGAACTCACCCAGTTGTTCATTGAGCCACTTCGTAAATGCGACTCGAGTACTCTTTCCGGGCAAACTTTTTCGGTAGGTTTCGACAACCATTAGACACACCTTATCAATCAAAAGTAGCGTATAGGACATGTTTTGTCCACAACGGGGTGTGGCTCCTTGACACACATAGGGTAAGGTAGTACCTTGGCCAAAGGAGAAAACAACCATGAACCAAGCTGAAAGAGAGGCCTGGCTTGCTGAACGCAAGAAAGGTCTGGGTGGCACCGACATTGCCTGCATTATGATGGCTGGCGCTGATGCAGCTGAAAAGGTTGGTTGTTTCGAGGGAAGTGTATTCAAGCTTTGGTCCGAGAAAACGGGCATTTATGCATCGGAGTCTTCTGACAATCAGATCCTGATGCGTGGCCGAGTCATGGAGAAGTACGTTTGTGAGTTGTACGAACTCCATCTTGGGGAGGGATGTCGCCTTTGGGAGAAGGGATTGACTTGGCATCCGACACGGCCACGCATCTTTGGGACTCCAGATGGTTTGGTAGAGCATAATGGCATCACATTCGGAATGGATGCAAAGACTCGTCGCCGCAGAAACGGATGGGGCAAGAGTGGGACCACCGACGTACCACTAGATGTAGAGTTGCAGATGCGGGTCTACATGGAGATCTTCGACGCGCCATATTGGGACATTGCGACCCTCTTCAATCTCGATGACTTCAGGGTGTACCGTCTCATGCGAGACGAGGAACTGGGGCAGCAGATTCTTGATGTGGCTGACGAATGGTGGGAAAAGCACGTAGTGGGAGAAGTGCCCCCGCCACCTGATGGCACAAATATGTGTAGAGAGACGCTTGGTAAACTGCATCCAAGGGTCAAAGATGATGTGCTGCGTCCTGCCACTGTTGCAGAGCGCGACTTGTACGAGAAGCTCTTGAAAGTCCGCCAGGAGCATAAAGAGGTTGCAGAGCGAAAGAACGAACTCGAGAACCGGCTTCGGCACTGCATTGGTGAGTCATTGGGAATAGCTGCTGTCGCAACGTGGAAGCCCACAGCTCCAAGAAAGACATTCGATAAAAAGAAGTTCAGCGCTGACCACCCGAAACTATACGAAGAATACGTTAACGAGAAGCCTGGAAACCGCATGCTTCGAATCATGGAGCCACGAAATGACAACAGCGATTAGTACACGGGACAAGCTTGCTTCTCTCAATCAGTTCCTTGGGACAAAGCGCGATAGCCTTTTAGAAATTGCCCCGAGTGGGACGGACGTTGACCGCATCATTCGAGTCGCAATGTTCGAGGCATCAAAGAATGAGCGTCTTGTACAGTGCTCACCAAGTTCAATCTACTTGGCATTAGCTAAAGCTTGCGAACTGAATCTGGTTGCTGGTGGAGTTCTGCATCGCGCGTCTCTCATTCCCATGTGGAACTCAAAGAAGAAGACATACGATGCCGAACTGATCATTCAATACACCGGCTTGATGGACCTTGCGAAACGCTCTGAAGAAGTTGCTCATTTTGTTTCCCGCGTGGTTCATGAGAACGATGAGTTTGAGCATTACTTTGATCTTGAGAGTGGTGATGTCTTGAAGCATCGAGTCAATCATGATGACCCAGGTGACCTGAAACTGGCCTATGCCGTGTGCTACTACACGGACGGACGGAGACAGGTTGAAGTGATGTCAAAGCGTCAAATCAACCAGATCCGAAAATCATCCAGAAGTGGCGACAGTGGACCATGGGTTCAACACGCTGCTGAGATGTGGAGAAAGACCGTCATTCGTCGCATCTGCAAGTATTTGACGCTGACTCCCGAAGCCTCTGCCGTACTTGAACATGATATTAAGTCGGACTTTGGTGATGACGAATGGGTTGACACTGCCAACAATGGGCATGGAGAACCAGTTAAGGATAGTGGTACAATCAACCAGAACATTATTGATGTCCAACCGGACGAGAAACCCAAGAGGCAACGGAAGTCAAAGGTTAAGAACTTGGTGGAGAAAGCCAAGAAGAACGATCTTCCAGAGCCAGAAGCAGACTTTACTGATTAGGAGAACCGATGTCCCTCATTGACCAAGCCAGTGCCAGCAAGAACCCACACAAGCCTCGTTTGTCTGAGACTGCCGGAACGGTTGAAAACCCAAAGATCATTCAAACGACTGAGTTTATGTCTCAGCTGCGCGGTGTGATGGATAATAATGTTCTGGACAAGAAGACTCAAAAGCAGTGGAAGGACTATCGCCATCGCCTGAAGAAGGCGCATTGGCCGCTTGAGGGTCTAACCAACAAGATTGATAGCGAGACCTGGACAAGGATGTGCGAGGCTGTTCTCACTTCTATGGTCAAGCACATCAACAACTCTCAGCCGAATGGTGAGTGGAAGCTGGGAGAGTATGAAATCGACATTCGGCCAGACGCCAATGGTAACGAGTCTATTGTCATTGCTTGCAAGTGGATTGATGCGAACAACTCTCAAGACCTTCGATACCAAAACGGCGTTCCTGCAATCGATGTCAACATCAACATGGCTGACTCGAACAAAGAACTCATCGACGCCCTATCAGCAAAGAAAGACGAGTCGAACGATGACGAGCTCAAAGACCTCATGAAGCAGTTCATCTCAGTTATGGCTGGTAAGGCTGTTGAAGAAAGCGCTCCAAAGGCCGTCAAGGAAGAACCAAAGACCGAGCCAGAAGATTCTATCGAAGAACTGGTAGAGGATTTTGAAGGCTGACCCCTCTCCCCTGGCCTTTCTGACACGCCACACCATTAGTTTTTTTAAGCAGTGGGGGATATGTGGACCCTGCCGTCAGAAGGGCACAGGGGCTTTTAATAG